AGAACTTTCCTACCTCAGGTATAGGTTCCACCGTATCATTAAGAGCTTCCATGATTTCTAACATCATTTCTTCTGGATCATTAGTTTTATTATTCAAGTCACTAAGAAATTGTTTGACACGGTTATCTTCTGCTTCTTTTGCAGCATTGAATCCAAAATTTTCATCTACCATGATGGATACCTAATTCTTTTTCTGTGATGATTTTAAATTCAACTCTTTTATCTTTACACCATTCATCTGCTGCTTTCCATTTTGCTTGGTTAGTTGCATAGGTTTTACATTCGTAGATATATGATTGGGTCACTTTTTTTCTTGGTTTAGGGGGTCGTGTTTGCTTGGCAGGTTTAACTTCGATCACATAGGTTTTAATTTGACCATTGCTTTCTTTCACCTTGATGATAAAGTCTGGATAGTATCTGCGAACTTTCCCATCAGGAGCACGATAGGGTATAAAAAATTCTTCACTTCCCCACTCTAGAATGTTCTCATTTAAGTCACACCAACTGCAGAATTTATTTTCCCAACTGCTGCGGCATATGATATTAGATATATCACCCTTATATTTCTTAGGAAATCTAGGTTTGTAAATACTTTTTTTACTTTCAGCCATATATAATATATAAGGTCAAAAAGTATTTATAAATGCCTTCCAAGAAATCGGTAGCAGAAATTAAAACTAATCTATTGCGTCCTGCATTAACTTCTCATTTTGAAGTTCAGATAGTGCCGCCTCTAGATTTGCAATCATATATAAACCCCAAGCAAGAGAAGTTGAATTTAGCATGTTGTGAAGTGGATCTTCCTGGATCTTCTTTAGCAACCAGCGAAATAAACAACGATTTTACTGGTGTTACTGAGAGACATGCGTATAGAAGAATATTTGAAGAGACAACTAATTTTGCTTTTTATGTAGATGCGGGTGATTATACCCCCATTAGATTTTTTGAGCAGTGGATAGAATATGCTACTAATGGTCCTCTTAGTAAAAATGCGAGAAAGGATTTATTGAGTCCCAATTATTTTTATAGAATGAGATATCCTGATGGTGATGGTTTGAGTGGAAGAGGTGGTTATATTGGAAAAACCATGAGAATTGTTAAATTTGAAAGAGATTATAGACCTGATAGGACATTAGAATATGAATTTGTAAGATGTTTTCCTCTGGCGATAACATCAATGCCTCTTTCTTATGAGTCTTCGAGTTTGTTAAAGTGTAGTGTTTCTATGACTTATATTAGGTATGTTGTTAATCCTGCCACAGGATTTGACTTCCCCTCTAATTTATTGGCAAGAGGTTTTGATCCTAAGAGTATATTAGATCAATCTTTGGCTAACGCAAAATCATTTGCACTAGGTAAAGTAGGATCAGCAGTTAATAATGCTGTAGATAGTTTGACAGGTAATGATAGACTTGGAGATATTGCTGGAGGATTTGCAAAAGGAGCGATTGGAAATCTCTTCTAAATAAGGTACACTGAATTGTATTAGGATATTATGCCTTTACCAAAAATTGCGACTCCTACGTATGAATTGGAGTTACCCTCAACAGAAAAAACTGTAAATTATAGACCTTTCCTTGTTAAAGAAGAAAAACTTTTAGTTCTTGCATTGGAGAGTGAGGATACCAAACAGATTACTACAGCAATTAAAGCTGTTCTTAAAAGTTGTGTTCTTACTAAAGGGATTAAAGTAGAACATCTTCCTACTTTTGATATTGAATACCTCTTTCTTCATATTCGTGGTAAATCTGTTGGAGAAGAAATTGAAGTTAATATAACATGCCCTGATGATGAGAAAACACAAGTTCCTATTACTTTGGATTTGGAGGATATAAAAGTTCAAAAAAATGATAAGCATAATAATCAAATTAAACTGGATGATAATTTGATGATGGAATTAAAGTATCCATCTCTTGATCAGTTCATTAAAAATAATTTTGATTTTGATGAAAAGAATCAGATGGAACAATCTTTTGATTTGATTGGTACTTGTATAGACAAGATTTATAATGAAGAAGAGGTGTGGGCAACTGCTGATTGCACCAAGAAAGAGGTAAAAGAATTTCTTGAGTCGATGAATTCCTCTCAATTTAAAGAGATTGAAAATTTCTTTGAAACGATGCCTAAATTATCTCATACTATTAAGGTTACTAATCCTAAGACGAAGGTTGAAAGTGAAGTGGTATTGGAGGGCTTAGCGTCTTTTTTCGGGTAGGCATGGCATATATGAACTTGGAAACTTATTTTCGAGTAAATTTTGCCTTAATGCAGTACCATAAATATAGCTTAACAGAGATTGAAAATATGATGCCTTGGGAACGAGACATCTATGTGGGTCTTCTTCGACAGCATCTTGAAGAAGAGGAACAAAAGAACAAGAAACAGCAATCCAAGTATGGCTAGTTCTCGACAAAGATTAATAAATGCATCTTCCTTTTTGAGTAATCAAAAGGAACAAATTGGTGGGCTTAATGTTAAAAGGTCAACTATAAGTGGGGATGCATTTAAAAAGGGAACTTCTTTAGATAAGAGAGTTGGTATAAACGAAAAGAAGATTACTTTATTAAAGAATATAGGTAGTTTACGTAAAGATAATCAACAGAAACAATTTAATAGTCCGTTATTGGAGTCTCTTCAATCGATTGCTTCTACAGTTGGTTCCATTAGAGATACTTTAATTCAACAGCAAGATAATGATAAGAGTGTTGCTGAAAGTATGCGAAGGGAGAAAGAAGAAAAGGAACGTAAAGATCAAGAGAAAGGATTAGAAGCACCTAAACCTCTTCAGAAGATGGCAGATAAGGTCATAGCCCCTGTCATGAGTTTATGGAGTAAGATACTTAAATTTATAACAACTATCTTTCTTGGAAAGATTTTGATGAATTTCTTGGATTGGTTTGGTAATCCAGAGAATCAGGGTAAAATAACAACTCTAATTAGATTTGTGAAGGATTGGTGGCCTGCATTAGTGGGAGCAGTAGTATTATTTGGAACGGGATTTGGTGGATTGGTTACAGGATTAACTGTGGCCATTGCTAGTTTTATTCCTAAGATGTTAGCTGCAATTACTGCTCTCAAAGCAAGTAAATTAGCAGGATTAGGAGGAAAGGCAGGACTTATTAAAGGTGGTCTTCTTGTTGGAGCTGGTGTATTGGCAGGTATGGGTATTAGTAAGATGATGGATAAGGGTGATGGGGAAGATGTAAGTAAAGAAAAAGTACAAGGACTTTTTGGTGGTGGAGAGATAACACCTCAAACTGGAGAAAAGATTAAAGGTGCAGAACCAGATACTCAATTAATTGCTGCTCAACCTGGTGAGATTATGATGAGTAAACCAGCAGTTGATAAGATTGGTGCTGATAAGCTTTTAGCAATGAATGCTGCAGCAGGTGGGACTAATAGACCAAATTTGATACCTTTAAATAATCTAACCTTTGATGGTGGACTTGAAGTAAGAAATCCTTCCTTTGGTGGTGGAATGGGACTTGGAGGAGGTGGTGGTGGAACTAATGCATTAACTGAAACAGCAAAAACTAAAACATTTGGTAGTGCTCTTCGTGATTTCTTTAGTGGTGATGATGGAAAAAGTAATAGAAAATCAGCACAGGATATATCTCAGGCAATGTCTGGTGGTGGTTTAGTTCGAGGATTTGAAGGTGGTGGTTTGGCAGATGATAATCCCACTAAGACCACCACCAAGATTTTTTATGATAAAGTTCATGATTTAGATAAGAATAAACCAGAAACAAACTCATCTCCTTTGGCAGGAACTCCAGAGGGGAAGGAACGTATCAGCGAAATTAAGCGAAATGTAAAAAACAGGACTAAAGAAAAATACTATGAACTGATTGCACTTGGAGCGAATGATAGGTGGATTAATTTTTATAGGAAAAGTCTGTTAAAACAGAGTTCTGCTAATATTAGTAATACTGAAGAAAAATCTAGTGCTATTGAAATTACTCCTGCGATGATAAAATCTACTGAGGATGCTGTGGCTAAGTATGAGGTAAAACCTAAAGAGAAAAAGAATGTTGTGGTGGCATATGATCAGGAAGCTAGTAAAGAACAAAAACAGAAGGATGCTCCTCCTCCTGGAGGTAATGATATTCCTGCTTTTGATGTCAGACCTCCGTTCATGACTGACCAAGATAAAATGATGGTCTTAGGAATGAGAGTGTAATATTATGTTGGGAGCATTAGCAAAGGGAGCAATGAAGGTAGGCCGTGGGGCTAGCATGGCTAAAAAGGTGTTTGGGGGAAAAGGTAAAAATGATGTCCCTGCTTCTCAGCAAACAGTGGATGTAGAAGCATCTCCTGTGGTTTCTAAACCTACTACTCCTTTAATTTCTTCTTCTTCTACGTTTGATGCCAAAAGTATTAGTAAACCAACTCCTAGTATAGGAAAGGAGGATTTAGTAGGGACTGCTTTTAGAATTAAAACTACTCTTGTTGATGTTGATACTTTATTAAAGGGATCTATTGCTCTAGATGAGATAAGAGAAAAGGATAGAAAGAAAGGTAGAAAGAAAAAAGAAAGGAAAGGTTCGGAAAAGGAATTAGAAAGTGCTACTAAGAAGAATAAAAATAGGTTTAAACTACGGGGGTTAGTACCACCTAAAGCAAAAAGTGTATTTGGTAATATAATAAACTTTTTTGTTACCTTATTATTAGGTAAAATTTTGATGGGTTTACTTGATAATGTAGGATTATTTGCAGGAATTGCTAAAGGATTGGTAGGAGTAGCAAATTTTCTTATTAAATGGGGAGGAAAATTACTTAATGCTTTTGTTGGGTTAATTGATTTTGGATATAAAATTTATGATGGTTTAAGAGGAACCGTAGGTAACCTATTTGGTGAATCTGGAATGAAAGTATTTGATAATCTTTCTAAAACCTTTGTGTTGTTATTAAATACTGCTTTGATTGCTGCAATGGCAGGATCGCAGATTAATCAGGGATTAGATATTGTTAGAGGAAGAAGATTTGGGAAGACTTCTAAGGATGTTATAAGAAGATATGCTCGTAGATTTGGAGAGAAAGCAGCACGTAGAAAGTTTGGTACTGAAGCAGTAAAAACTGCAGGAAAGAAATTTGCTAGGTCTGGACTTACTAGAGTAGCAAGGGCAGGAGTTAGTAAAGTTTTAGGAAGAGGTGGAAGTAAAGTATTACTCAGATTGACAAAGAATTTTGTAAGTCCTGTTATAAAAAGGATTCCTCTTATTGGTGGACTAATTGATTTTGCTTTGAATGTATTTGTATTTAAGGAACCTCCTGGTAAAGCCGCATTTAAAGCTATTGGTGCAGGTTTAGGAGCATGGTTGTTGGGTGCTTTAGGTAGCATAGTTCCTGGATTAGGAACGTTCATTGGTGCTGTTGCGGGTGGTTTTGTAGGAGATGCTTTGGGTGGGTTGATTTATGATCTGGTTTTTGGTAAAAAATCTGCATCAGATTTGAAACGAGAGGCAACTGATGGTGAAGAAGAACAGAAAGATAAAAATCTTTCACAAACAGCAATAAGTGGAGCAGTTACTGCTAAACCAGTTCGTCAAGCAGCAATGGGAGCTACTAAGAAGGTAGCAAAGATTGCAACTAAAAAAGCCACCAAGATTGGACTAAGAACAATAGGTAAAGGTGCAACTAAACAGGTTTTAAAGAGTTCTAAAAATATATTAAAAGCAGCTAAGAAAATTATTAGTCCTATAGTTAAAAGAATACCTTTTATAGGAGCCTTAATTGATTTCTTATTGAATGCATTTGTATTTAAAGAACCATTGGGAAGATCTGCATTTATGGCAATAGGTGCAGGTGTGGGTGCATGGTTAGGAGGACTTCTTGGTACATTGGCTGGTCCTGCTGGTACTATAGTTGGTTCTTTCTTAGGAGGTGCTGGTGGTGATATGTTAGGTGGTGCAATTTATGATTCAATTTTTAAGGGTAAGGATCCTGAAAAGAAAGGAGAGACAGGAGAGACGGGAGATACAGTATCTAAAGTTTCTTCATCTTCTGGTAGTGGTAGTAAAGGCATAGAAGGAAAAACTGAAGATATGAGTGAAGGAATTGATACTTATGCAGGGTATGAAGAGGAAGACTCTACCACTTATGTAATTACTCAAAAGTCCTCTCCTTCCGCTTCTGAAGGAACTGATGGGAACAAAACTAATGAGACTGCTTTAAAGATGACAGAAGGAATGATGTTGGCAAGTTCTCTACGGGAATCTGCACCTTCTGTTTATGCAGAATTGGCTAAACGATAGATGTTAAATATAACTAGGAGGTATTAATTCTATGGCAATGGGTCTCACCAAGGCAGACGGTGACTTTTTAAAGAAAGTTCACAAAGAAGCTAAGGAAAAAAAGAAAAAAGAAACTCAAAGATCTGAAAGAAAAGTATCAGCACCTTGTGATATTGAAAAAATAGTGGTGACCTCTAATAAAAAAGAGGGAGGAAAATCTAATAACGTAGATTTATCTGGAGGGTTTATTCTTCTTCAGTACTATGAAAGTCTTTTATCTAATACGATTGGAGTAACTTATACTTATTCTGATTCAGGTAATAGTGTTAATAATAATAAGAAAGGGTCTAATTGTGATAATACAGGAACGGTTATTGATGCATTACCTCTTGTAGGTGGTGAGATAGTTGAATTAAGTTTTACTGATAATAGAAATAATAATTTAGAATTAAAGTTAAAGGTTAATACTGTAACTCCTTTTGATGATAAAACTACCAAGTCTGCTGCTCAAATCCAACTTGTTTCTGAAGAGGTATTTGAAAATGAGCATGGACCAAATAGGGTAGAAGTATGTTTGGAAGGAAAGATATCGCAGCATATTGATACTATATTAAAGGATAATCTTAAATCTGCTACAGTTGCATCTGTAGAAGAAACAGGTGCAAAAAATTATAACTTTATCGGTGGTACTCGAAAACCTTTTTATTGTATTAATCTTTTAGCTACAAAGGCTGCTCCTCAAGGAAATAAACCAGGTAATACTGCAGGGTTTCTTTTTTGGCAAACTTCTGAAGGATATCACTTCAAATCTCTTGATAAGATATTAGGGCAACCTCAAAAGAAATCGGTTATCTATAATGAAACACCAGCAAATAATGATGAACCTGCGGCAGGATATGATTTAAAAGCTCTGGATTATTCTAGAGATAGTGCTATTAATGTGAAGGATAAGTTATTAATGGGGGCTTATACTACTGAATTAAAATTCTTTGATTTGAAGGAACCTGATTGGACACAGACTAAATTTAGTGCTTTTGATCCTGATCTTCAGGGAAATCAAAAGTATTTAACCTTATCAGCAGAAGAGTTGGCTGATTTGGGTGAACTTGCTAAAATTCCTAGTAGATATATGTGGCAAGTGAAAGATACTGGAGTTCAACCTGGTGGAGATACTGATGAACAATTAGATAAGTCAGGTGAAGAGAATTTTGATTTGTCAAATATTTACAATCAGTCTATAATGAGGTATCAGCAATTATTTTCTTCCACCATAACTATTACAGTAGCAGGTGATTTTTCTTTACATGCTGGTGATGCTGTATGGGTAGACATCGCTGGTTTAAAGGCCGATACTGAGGCTGATGATATAAATGAAAAGGATGGGGGAGTATATATTATCTCCGATCTATCACATTATGTTTCATTAAAGGAAACTTATACTAAAATGAATTTGATTAGAGACTCTACTGGACGTAAAGGTAGTCATAATACCTTTAGGAAAGGTACAAATGCTCATACTGTGACACAACCAAATTTTGGTTCTAATTTATTGTAAACTATTAAATAAATACTTTCGTTAGAGGAATTTAAACCTATGACTACTAAAACACCCGATCACGACCTAAACCATGAGGTCTATATAGATCCTAAAGATCATAAAGAACATATCAATCATGGTATGATTGAGTATACTGAAAAGGATTTGGAAATGCACAATGATGCTTTCCATGATCATGATGAATCGGAAGTGGATAAGAATGATGCCAAGATCAATGATTGGCACACACGTCATGAAGATAAGCACCTAGAAGTGTATTGTGATAACCATCCAGATTCATTAGAATGTAGAGTTTACGACGATTAAAAATGCAAGGAGGAGGATTAGCTGATTTAGGATTTCTTGGAGGATCTTTCCAATGGTGGATGGGTCAAATTTGTGACGACTCTACGTGGAGAGATAACATTCTTCCGTATAAGTTTGATAATCCTGAGTCAATTAATGGATGGGGATATCGTTATAAGGTAAGGATCATGGGAATCCATCCTCAATCTACTGAAATCCTCCCTTCTGAAAAACTTAAGTTTGCTAATGTAATGTACGGGATTACCGATGGGGGAGGTCAAGGAGGTACAATGACATCTCCTGCTATCCGTCCTGGTAATTTTGTATTTGGATTCTTTATGGATTCTCATGAGAACGTTCCTATTATTATGGGAATTTTAGGTAATAATGCACAGACAGAACTCCAAGCAAAGACAGAATTAACGGGAGGAAAAGCATATAAAGGTATAAGTGGTTTCGCAGAACAAGACAAACCAAAGGAGGACGAATATGCAGGTGCTGGTCCTGGATCTATACCTATAGTTAAACCTGGATCAAAAGAAAGTAAAAAGGAATCGGCTTTATTAGATTCTCTCAAAAATAATATACAATCTACAATCGATTTGAATTCGGGAGGTAATTAAGATAATGGCATTAGATAAGTTCGGGTTTCCTCAAGGGTTTCAAACTCCCGCAATGTTAAAAGACATTGAAAATGCTACTCAACAGGTACAGAATTTAAAAGATCAGTGGACAAAGGATGGTTTTGGTGTAGCAGAGATAGAAGAATTTACAAATAGTTTTATAGGAGATGAAGCAAAAAAAGGTTTAATTAGTCGTGTTGCTGCTGCCAATTCACCTGAGAATCTTGCCGAGGGTCTTGCTACATTAGAAGGAGAAGCAGTTCATATTATTAGTGCTGCTCAAGTTCAATTAGAGAAAGCATTTCAAGAAAAGATTCCTTTGTTTAAACCTGATGATGAGGTTCAATCTGCTATTAAAGGAATGCAGATTACTATTGATAATATGTCTGGTAAAATGAATGAGTCTTTGCAATCATTGGGTAATTTTGCGGATGCAGCTGCCATGCCTCCCATGAATATGGAAAAGATGATGAAAGAAGCGGCTGATATTAATTCCAAGTATATGAAGGTCGTCTTTGATAAGATGAATGAATTTACTAATAAGAAATTAAATTCAGAAT